ACAACGAGGTAATTTGATGTCATTAGGGTTTACTGGTATGGGGTTTTTAACTAAGACCATAGGAATGTTATTTTTAACTTGGTTTGGTGTTGGATACTTAGAATTAGATTTCAGAATATTCGTGCCACTACTTACATTCTTTTGGTTCTTCACACACATAGTTGAGGCATTTGTTATTCAACACTATATGAAACAAAATCAAAGTTAGGTAAATGCCTTTAAGTAGATTTGGTAGAAGACATAAGAAAACCTTTGGTAAGAAGAAAGAAAAATGGGATGGTAATTTTAGAAAACCACCTAAACCTAATTCTTACTATGTGCAGAAAAAAGGCATATGTCGTTGGTGTGGTAAAAAGATTATCGAGAATAAGATACACAATACAAGAAAGACTTGGCACCAAGATTGTGCCACAGACTATATGATAATCCATCATCCCACAGAAGCTAGAAAACATATATGGAAACGAGATAAAGGTAAGTGTAATGATTGTGGTAAACAATGTACACGGCGCGGATGGGATTTAGACCATGTTAAACCATTAATGGAACAGAAGGGATTGAGGGAACATCAATTAGATTGGTCATACTATAAGTTAAATAATATGCAAACACTTTGTCGTCCATGTCATAAGAAAAAAACTAAACAAGATATGAAAAATAATGCTTGACATTAATGTTAATTCTATGTATATTACATCGGATACTTAAACAGGTTATCGTTCTCTAAAGAATTGAATCTCGATCTTTAAGAGGTTCTATATGGGGCATAGTTCTTTCTTCCTTTCTTCTATGCCCCTAAAAATTAAATAATAATAAGAGGTTAATAATGAATAAAAAAATAGATATGGCAGAATTCATGAAAGAGTGTATGCTAACTAATAATGATAAAAAACAAATGAGATCACTTGATAATAAAACAATGAAAACTGATCCTAATTACCAAACTAATAAGAGAGTTAATCTTGAATATTATAATGAAGATGAACTCGAAGATATTGGTGTAGATGATTATTCTGATTGTGATGGTCGTGAAGAATTAGAAACACTTGGTGATGCTGGAATGGATATATATCAATAAACCATAAACGATTTTACGAACACGGCACTATTTATGGATATATGGAAGCAAATGAAAAGCAAATCGTAAGAGTTTTAAATAACATTCTTGAAAGAATTGATGATTTAGAATTACAACAAGCACGAAATAGAGAGTTTTCAGCTGTTGTTAAAAAAAGATTATTGGATTTAAACTCGTTTGTTAATGATGTCCTTGACATTGTTGAAAGTGAAAACTTAGAAGATATAATGTCTAATGAAAAACTTAATAAATATAATGATTTGCGAGAATTAATTGATAACGAATTGGAAGATCAAGAACTTGAGATTGAATTTAAAAATTCAATTGTTGGAGAATCATAGTGCGTGAATTTTTAATATTTCTCGAAGAGATACGAGAATTATTATTAATGATTGAAGAAGATAAAGATTTTACTTATCTAACTGAAGTCATTGAAAGAGTAGAAGAAGAACTAGAGCATATAGAAAAAGAATCTTAATTGTTACATACGATAATAACTATTTTACTTGGAGTTATTGCATCCTTTTTGGGTGTAGTGACTTTCTATGCATTAAAGAGAATCAATACATACGAAAAAATAATACTAAATTTTAATAATACCATAGACTTAATAAAACATCAACTTAAAGTAATAGACGATAAAGGTACATTTGAATCCGATGACGAAGTTGGTTTTTTCTTTGAAGAGATAAAACAACTTGGGAATCAATTAGAAGAGTTATTCGAAACCGAGGTTGATGATGAAAAAACGCAAGAAGAAAAGTAAAATATATTTTGGTACACCAGTTCATGATGCCATTGTAAAATATAACTATGAAGAAGATGTAGAGCTTAGACATAAGATATACACAGAAGAAATACATGCAGCATTTTTAAAACTTGCTGAGAATATAATTAACACATATAAATTTACTTATTTTGATTATGGATTTAGGGATTTGCAAGAAGAAGTGGTATCTAATCTTGTAATCAATATGCACAAGTTTGATGAAACAAAGGGTTCAAAGGCCTTTAGTTACTTTAGTGTTGTTGCTAAAAATTATCTTATATTGAATAATAATGCTAATTATAAAAAACTTAAAATTCATGATAACATTGATACTCTTTATGAACATGGAGTAAACGATAGTGAAATAGAAAAATCACCATCAATCGATATATTCATAAAAACAATTACTTATTTTGAAGATCATTTGGAAGAATTATTTCCAAAACAACACGATAAAAATGTAGCGGAGTCAATATTGTATTTATGCAGGAATAAAGATAATATTGATAATTTCAATAAAAAAGCTTTATATATAATGATTCGAGAAATGACAGATGTCAAGACATCTAAAATAACTCAAATCTCTAATGTATTCCGTAAAATATACCCAAAAATACAAGAAGAAATTCTGAGTAAAGGGCATATAGATAACTTAGCTAATACTGGATCTCTATAACTTTCTAATCATTCTATATTTATTAATAGAATGTTATGGAAAAAGACTTTAAAATATTCGGCGATAAGAACTTTTCGGATTTATCTCAAGAGATATACGAGAATTCTAAATTAAAGAAAACTCAAATTGAGCTTTTAATCCAAGAGGTGCATGGTTACATTCAAGGTATTGAAGATATAGCAATTGTGGGTCCTGTATTAAAAGAACTTTTGGATGTTGGCGTCAAGAATGATGACAATCTTTTAAAGTTAGCAACTGTAATCCAAAGAATAATGAACAAACACCAAACTATTGATGATAGTGATGTTAGTTTATTAAGTGAATCTGAAAAAGAAGAATTAATGACTTCACTGGAAGAAGCTGCTACAGTATTACAAAAAAAGTCTGATGATATTGGTGTAGATAAAGTTAGACAAAAGTATAACGAATAATGTCTACTATACCATTCCATCTTGGAACTGTCCATAGAGTTTACACCGATAATAGAGGTGGTAAGGGCTCAGAAAAATCTAATACAAATATGATAAAGCTGAAGGGATTAGATTCGCCATTACCTACAGTAGCAAAAGAACAATTTGCAAGACCTTTATTTAGAGGTGTACATGATTCTATCACAAAGGGTGATTTGGTTTTATTTTGTATTTTACCACATAGAAAAGTTTATTATATAGGACCTTTGAATTCATTTAATAATCCAAATTACTCGCCAAATCCTACTTATTCTAAAATAAAACAATATCGTGGCATTGATCATAATATTGCATTAGATGGTTTAGGTTATAGTGAATTATACCCAAGAATACTCACCAAGCCGTTAAATAAAACTTATTCGAGAGATTTAGATTTGGATTTTATTATAGAGGACAGGGGGGATCTTATCAACACAACAGCAGTAGAACATGCTAGATTTAGTGATTTGGTTTTTGATGGTAGACATGGCAATTCGATTAGAATAGGTTCAAGAGCTGTAAATCCTATTTTGACTATACATAACAATAGACTTTCGAGTGAAGTGGAAACATTATCGCAGGGTTCAGTTGTGTCAATGATGTCAGTTGGCTCAATAGAACAAAATTTTATGGAATATGGATTTCGACTTTCCATCGATACTGATAGAGATGAGGAAGATAATTTTAAATTAAATGGTGGTAATATTAGTGGTGAAGATTCATATGATTATAATTACTCATTAGTAAATCCAGATGAAGCAGATGAAGAAGACAGAGTAGATTTTGATCAAATGATAATTTTTTCTGATAGAATAACATTTGATGCGAGAAGTCAAAATGCTGGAGACTTTACTGTATCTGCAAACAGAAATATTAATTTTGGTGCAAGAAAAAACTTCACATTAAATAATAAAGGATTTTCAGTTATTAATTCTGGTAATATTTATTTAGGAAAGAAAGCAAAAGATAAAACTCAACCAATGGTGTTGGGTGAAAAGCTGAGAGAATTGTTGGAACAGATAGTACAAGTATTAAATAATG